TTTCGAGGCGCACGATTTTTCTAGGCACAAAAATATAGAAGTAGTTTCAATTCTCAATAAGGGGCTATAAATGCGTAATGACAAAGTCTGCCTATTTCTGACATCCCAATAAAAATGCGGAATTATACCTTGAGAAACAAGATCCGTTAATGTAACCTTTAAGTGAAAGTTACAGTTTCAAATGGCCTTAATCAGTAGGTCCAAGGCTGCTCAGTTGATGGGTGTTTCAGTCCAGGCCGTTTACAAGGCGATTAAAGAAGGTCGTCTTACGGCGATAGAAGATAACGATGGGAAGATTGTTATCAATGGGGATACGCTGGTTGAGGAATGGAATAAGAAATCTGCGTTTCGTCGGGTACGAACGTCCGTTTCTGCAAATAAAAATCCACAAAATTTAGTAGTTATGCCTCCGACCAGGAGGAGCAAGACGAAGGAAGCTATTCCTGATTACGAGGAGAGTAAGGCGAGGACTGAGCACTTAAAGGCTGAATTATTGGAATTAGATCGTCAGGCAAAGGAGAAAGTGTTAGTTCCAGCGGCCGAGGTTGAACTTCGTTGGGTGGAGATTGTCACGATTGCCCGCACCAAATTGCTTGGATTGCCGTCGAAAGCAAAGCAGAGGATTCCTGATTTAGATTCCAATGCGATGGCATGTTTGGACGATATTGTTCGAGAGGCTTTAGAGGAGTTAGCAGGTGAAGGCGAAGAGTTGGTGACTGTGTGACAAGCGTTTTTGCTATTGCAAATAAGGCGTTTTCAGCGTTTAAACCGCCTAAAAAGCTGACATTAAGCGAGTGGGCAGACGAATATGCTTATCTTTCAGCGGAATCAAGTGCGGAAGGGGGGCGTTGGCGCACATTGCCTTATCAAAAGGGGATTATGGATGCAATTACCGATCCAAATGTTGAACAAGTGACGGTAATGAAGTCAGCGAGGGTTGGGTATTCAAAGATTTTGAATCATATTATTGCTTATCACGTACATATGGACCCATGTCCAATCATGATTGTTCAGCCTACGATTGAGGACGCGGCAGGTTATAGCAAAGAGGAGATAGCACCTATGATTAGGGACACTAAATGCTTAAGAGGTTTGATTGCTGATGCTAAAGCAAAGGATAGTTCTAATACAATTTTACAGAAGCAATTTCCTGGGGGAACACTTAGCTTAGTAGGTGCAAATAGTGCTAGAGGTTTTAGACGAGTTAGTAGGAGGATAGTTTTATTTGATGAGACGGATGGATATCCTGCGACGGCTGGAACAGAAGGCGACCAGATTAAGTTAGGAATAAGAAGGACTGAGTATTACTGGAACAGAAAGATTGTTGCTGGTTCGACTCCGACAGTTCAAGATTTCAGCCGGATTGAGCAGCTTTTTGGACAGTCGGATCAGAGACGGTATTACGTGCCTTGTCCTGATTGCGGCCATATGCAGTATTTGAAATGGCCGAATATGCACTATGTCAATGACGATCCAGATACGGTTGCTTATGGATGCGAAGAGTGTGGAAGTTTGATTTCACATGACAAGAAGAGGTGGATGGTTGAAAGAGGTGAATGGAGAAGCACTCAACCTGGAAATGGTAAACATGTTGGATTTCATATTTGGGCTGGATATTCCTATTCACCGAATGCTTCATGGTCGAATTTGGTGGAAGAATTTTTAGCTTCAAAGAATAATCCTGAACAGCTTCGTACTTGGGTTAATACAACTTTGGGTGAGGTCTGGGCTGATGAATATGCAAGCAAGATTGGAGCTGATGCGTTGATGGAACGTGCGGCGGAAGAGACTTACCAAAAAGAAGTTCCTCCGAGCAATGTTTTACTTCTTGTTTGTGGTTGTGACGTACAGGATGATCGCTTAAGTTTGTCTGTGTGGGGAGTCGGGAAAGAAGAGGAGATGTACTTGATTGATAGGGTCAAGATTTATGGGACTCCTTCTCGTCCAGAAGTTTGGAAGCAATTTGATGAGATTTTGACGACTCCTTATAAAAGGGAAGATGGGGTTGAGTTAACAATTAAGAGTGCTGCGATTGATTCCGGCGGCCATTTCACCCAGGAGGTTTACCAATACGCAAGGGAAAGGGCAGCGATTGGATTGATTCCTATTAAGGGTGTAGGTCAGAAGGGGAAGCCTCCAATAGGCAAACCAACGAAAGTTGACATTAATTACACAGGAAAGGCTTTAAAAAAAGGTGTGAATTTATTTACGGTTGGTGTTGATACGATCAAGTCTTTACTTCATAACCGTTTGAAACATGCAGAGCCTGGGGATGGTTTCTTGCATTTTTATCCAACAATTACGACAGATTATTTTGAAGAATTAACTGCTGAGAGGCAGATTCTGAAGTATAGAAATGGGTTCCAAGAACGGGTTTGGGTAAAGAAAAGTAATGCTCGTAATGAGGCGTTAGATGAATTGGTGTATGCGTATGCGGCTCTATGCAGGATGTACCAAAAATTTGATCGGAGAACAATTTGGGATCAAATGGAGCGCCGTCTCCAACCAAAAGAGACTAAACAGGCGGCTCCGCTAAGATCTGAAAGGAAAAACGCCTCTAAAAAAGGCAATTTTGTCGCTAGTTGGTGATTTATGTGACTATTCCTTCTAAAATGCGAGCTGGGGACACGATTAAGTGGCGGGATAATTCCACCACGGATGTCTTTGGTGATGATATGACCAGTGCAGACTGGGTCGTTACTTATTATTTGCGAACAAATACAGCCTCTGAAGGTGCGACCGTTGTTGGCACGACCTATCTAACGGGGTGGCAGTTTGAGATTGCTGGATCTACGACAGCGAATTTCGATGCTGGAGATTGGTTTTTTCAAGCAATTGCCACCAAAAGTGGAGGAACTCCTACCACAATTGCTACTGGGCAGTTTGAGGTTTTAGCTGCACTTAAATATTCTGGAACTCCTGGTGCTTATGACGGTAGAAGTCAAATAAGGATTGATTTAGATACGGTTGAGAGTGCAATTCGTACGATTCTGACTGGGGGAGGGGTACAGGAATACAGGATCGGAAATAGAACTGCAAAAAAATATGATCTTGCAGAACTTATACAGTTAAAAGCACAGTTAAAGGCCGAACTTGTGCGTGAGGAGGCTGCTGAGACCATGGCAAATGGCCTCGGCAACCCCCGTGCAATGTTTGTTCGTTTTCACTAAATCCAAATGGGCGTACTCCAAAACATTCAAGGCTTCTTTGGGTTTAAGGAAAATCCTAAACCTGTCAAGTCGAGACGGGCTTATTCAGGAGCTTTAATTTCAAGGCTGACTTCTGACTGGATGAGTAGTCAGAACAGTGCTGATGCTGAGATCAAGAGCAGTCTTAGGAAACTGAGGGATCGTTCTAGGGAGTTAATTAGAAACAATCCTTACGCAAAACAAGCTAAGAGAACTACTCAGATCAATGTTGTAGGAACAGGTTTCAAATTTGGATCTAATGTTCTCCAATTACGTGGAACTCGAAGAGATAGCAAGATAAATAAAGCCATTGAGGAGAAATGGCATGAATGGTGCATGGCTAAAAATTGTGATGCAGCAGGTCGATATAGTTGGCATCAACTTGAATGGTTAGTGGCAGGGTCTCTTCCTGAGTCAGGAGAGGTAATTTTTAGGATTCTTAAGAAGCCTTTTGGAGATTCAAAAGTTCCTTTGGCTCTTCAAATGATCGAGAGTGATTTGCTCGATGAAGATTATTCTGGCGGGACTCTATCAAAGAAACATGAGTGGAGGAATGGTGTAGAAGTTAATGAGTGGGGGCGAGCTACAAGGTATGCCATTTTTACCAGACACCCAGGTGACGCTATTTATATAAATTCTCCATTAGAAAATAAGAAACATGTAATTATTCCAGCGGAAGATATTATTCATTTATTCTTGCCTGAGAGGCCAGGTCAGAACAGGGGAGTGCCTTGGTTTCATAGTGTCATGTCTGACACACATCAACTGCAGGGTTACGAAGAAGCTGCGGTAATTCGTGCTCGTGCGGGCGCGAGTATAATGGGCTTTATTCAAAATAATGAGGGGGAGTTAATAGGAGATGAAGTAGAAGGTAATCAAAGAATCTCTACGTTTGAGCCAGGTACATTTCGGTATCTAATGCCAAATGAGAGTGTAAGTGTTCCTGATATTGATTACCCGAGCCAGCAATATGAGATGTTCGTTAAAAACAAAGTTCGTCGAATAGCTTCTGGCTTTGGGTGTTCTTATGAAACGATCAG